TAGAGGTCAGTCATAGACCATGCGGTGTTCAGGATGACGCGAGTCACGTTGTTGCCAGCGAGAGTGATTGGGTCTACCACCATGCGAACATCACCGTGCTGCTGGAGGGCGAAGAATTCCCAGTAACCAATCTCAATGAAGCGGTCGGCGGTGGGCACGAGCTTGCCTGCACTGTTCAGGGTGCGGTTCACGAAGTGAGAAACGGTGTAAGGATAGCCTGCGCAGAGACCATTCTCGATGACGAAGCCACCAGCGGCACCGGCAATCTTCGGAGTGGCCTTCAGTTCAGCCTCAGTCACGCGGTCCATAGAGATGCAGACGTTGCCCTCATAGAAGCCCTTGTCAGAGAATGAAGCCACAGCAGCGAGGATGTTCTTATAGGCATTGGCACCGAGTTCGATGTTCTGAGCAGTCATGCCGCTGAACGGGCCCTTGTTCTTTGCCCAGTTAGCCTGAGAGTAAATCTTCTTTGCGAGATACTCGCGAAGAGCGATTTCAAACTTGGTCTGGACGAATGCCATGAGGTCGAAGGCAGCATTGTCGATGGCCATGTTAGACACGGGCACCTTCAAGCCGACGCGGTTCTGCACGGGAGCGATCTTCTCGAACTCCAGCACCTGGTCGTTGAGTGCTTCCACTTCGCCCTTCTCTTCCATCTCAACGTCGTTAACGCTGACAGGCCAGAGTTCGTCACCTGTAACACCAGTCACGATGCCGAGACCTACGGGCAGACCGAGACCTTCGTGCAAGGTGGGGATCATCTCATTGATGCTCAGTTCAATGGCACCAGAGGCTGTGATGTTAGCGTTGACGTTGCTGTCAGTCGGGAACAACAGGATTTCACGCTTCTGGGCATGATCCTTGGCATCCTTCAGAATCTCGCGGAAAGCAGCCTTTTTGTTGGCCTGCTCGCGGCTGGCATTTGCCTTCTGGTTGGTCACATCGAGGTTGATGCCGTTCATCTCGCGCTCACACATTTCGATTTCGCGTGTGAGGTTGATGACCTGCATCTTCTCCTCGTCGTTCAGTTCACGGTTGGCGGCCTTCACGTAGATGTCGCCGAGTTTCTCGTTAGCAGCAAGGCGCTGCTCACGGAGCTGAGAAAAAGTCTTTCTTTCCATACTTTAATCGGTTAAAAATGGGTTTAATATATTGTTGTTTCTATTTTCTTGTCGAAGTCTGCCAGACGCTGCAAATGCTCAACGCGACGTCGCATCTCGCACTTCAGAGCTTCCTGCTTCTCCAGCTCTTCGCGCTGTTTGCGCTGCTCTTCGGCTTCCTTCTCGGCCTTGCCTGATGGGGTTTGTTCGTAGAGCTCGCGGGCATTGACGGTGGTCTGTTTGTAAGCAGGGTCCATGCCGATGGTCAGAGCAGTAAGCGCACGGAATTTCTTGTGTGTGATTTTCACTTCCTTTCCGCCCTCTCGCTCTTCCACGTCATAGTCTTCAGGGTAGAACTCGAACGAGCAACCAGAGTAATCTCCACGTCGCACCATCTCCAAGCACCGGTCGCCAATGTCGCACTTCGGTGCGTCGAATTCAAAGTTCACGCCTTTCTCGTCGACACTCAGTCGCAGAGATCCAACGCCCTTGTTGCAGCGGGCAATGGTAAGGTCGCGGTCGTGGAGCATGTTCATCTTGATGTCCTGAGAGTTCAGGAATTCCATTGTGCATGCCTCGGGCTTGATGACTTCTCGGAATCGGCATCCCCAATCATCGAGAATTTCGCTTTCAGCATCGAACACGATGGCCGTGCCGGTGATGGTGCGAGACTCGCCCTGCGCATCGGGTGCAGCCTCTCGAACGGAGAGCTTGCACTCCAGGGTTCTGATTTCTTGTTTTTCTGCATTCATCTTTATGAATAGTTTTGTCAATTATCCCTCATTTGTCTGCCGTGGGTTTACTCCACAAATCAGCGTGTTTGTGCAGCCATTCCTTTTGCACCTGTTGGTCGTTGCGACGGTAGCTGCCAGCACCAAAGTGTTCATAGCCATCCTCGAGATACTGCCAGTTGCGACATCGGAGTGCGGGCTTCTGTTTGCGGATGTCTTCGAGCAGCGAGGCACCCGTGTCGTAGCGGTTGGCGATATTCTTAATTCCGCCCGGCATCAGCCCAAAGCAGCGTTGTGGATCGTAGAACCTGGCACCATGTTCTGTCAGCAACGACACGTTCAAATAGCAGAGATATGGCTTCAGCCTGTCGGGGTCTCCTCGCCTTTTCATTGTCCACTCCACATGGCCGCTTGCTGCATAGGCTTCGTCCCACAGAAAGTCAAATGGTTTTCTGATCAGCACATCGGAGTCCATGAGAATGAACCCATCGGGCAACGCTCCGAAGAGATACTGAACCGACATCATGTGTTTCACAGATGCGTAGTTGCCTTTGTAGGTCAACATCTCGCAACGGTCAGGGTATTTCGCCAATTCTTCGTCGAAGTTCACCAGCTGCTGCTTGCGGTTGTTCAGCACCTTCACTCCCTTCATGCGTTTTGTGAGTGGCCGCTCATCGCTATTGTCGAGCACGATGACGGGCCAGTCGCAGCCCACCTTGCGAATGCTCTTGATGCAGGCCTCGATCAACTCCGGCGTGTTGTAGTGTACGATTGCGATTTGTTTCATGGCTGAGTCTCGTTTTGTTGTTGTGGCTGTTGCTGCGGTTCAGATGTACCACCCCTCAGTTTCTCCGAGCCGAGCTCCGCAAGGTTGGTGGAGACGTAGATGGTATCTCCGTTCGGAACGGCGGGACGGTCGTACTGCTGACGGATTTCGTTCACCGTGGCAGCACCCGTCTGGAGTTGCAGCTGGTCGACCTTCGCCTGTGCTTCTTTGTCGAGACGCAGCAGCGGCTGCTCGCACATGTGAATGCGTCGCTTGCCGAAGTCCTCACGTTGCAAAAGTTTTCGATTGAACTCTTGTTCCATCTCAACGATGTCAGGCTGCACCGTTCGCTGCAAGTATTCCAGCGTGGCGTTTGTGTAGGTGGTGTAGTGCGAGTTGGTGTCGAGCATGAGAAGCGGGCGTGGTGTGCCAAAGAATCGGGCCACATCGTCGAGTCCCATGTTCATGTGTTCCATGAGCTGCATGTCGGCAGCAGTCATCGAGATGTTCTGAACTTTGTCGAGACCACGGATGCCAACCACATCCTGCTCATACATCTTGGTGTTCAGTTCCTGGGCATAGCGGTCTATCTCGCCCTTGTTCATCATACCAAAAGCGAGAGTTCCTTGTGCATTGGATGGTTTCTCTTCGCCGATGATCAGTTTCATGCGGCCACCCTTCGCAGCCGTTTCGAGTGCCTGATTGCTTTCGGTCTTCACAAGCGACATCGTGTCAGCTGCATACTGGAGTGTAGAGCGTCCCCAGAAGCCGTCGTAGTAGCGGAAGGTGTTTGGAAAGTGCAGAACGTCCTTGCGCGGAGCATCAACCTTGATTCGCACACCATGATCGTCGAGATAGGTGAGAGTGTAGGTGCCAGTGATCTCGTTGTAGCCTCCACATTCTGCGAGCCATAGTTCTTTCGGGTCTCCCCATTCGTCACGCGAGATGTAGACGAAAGCATTACCCCGAAGCAAACGGCGAATCACCACCTGCTCGATGAGGGAGCTGGCTGTGGAGATTGGGTTCGGCTGCATCTGCAACAGATAGTTCAGATTGCGCCCAGGTCCGTACATGTCGGGAACGAAGTTGCCGCCCTCTTTGTTCATCTTCTGATATTGGATGGCAAATTGTGCTTCGGTCTTTGCCCGAAGTTCAACAGCGCGATATACCGCCGAGATTGTGAGCGCGAGCTCCGGGCGACTCACACGGATGATTCGTTCCTCGAACGAACCGCCAGCCGTCGGCTGATTGCTCGGGTCTTTCGGGTCGGTGGTCTTCGGTACGACTTCTCGCCGGATGGGGATGGTGCCTGTTGGGGTGAATAGATTGAAAATTCCCATATTTCTTTCGTTTTGTTTACTTGATGATCTCAGTGGCGGTGATCTGCACGATGTTCTCCTGCTGGTCGGCATGGAGACTCTGAATCTGATAGGTCACGCCCTCGTAGAGAATGCGTGACTCACGCGTAACCACAGAGTTGTAGCGCATGCGGAACATCACGGTGTCGTAGCTGTCGAGCGCCCCTTCTCGCAGAGCTCTCACGCCCTTCGTCCATGTGACATTCGCCCAGACGCACGACTGCACTTCGTACTGGGTTGTTTCGCCGAAGTCAGCCTGCGCTGGAGTGACCTTGTTCAAGATCAGAATGCGCTTGTTCATGATGCCTGTCGAATATGCCATTTTACCCTTCGGTGTTTTCGGTTATTGGGTTTACCAAAGCATCGACGGCTGCTGCTATCTCGTCGGCCTCTGCACGCATGGTCTTCAGGATGCGAGCAGAAGGATTGGTGAAGCCTGCAAAGCGAGTGTAGACGCTGTTGATGCGCTCCATGATTTCTCCGGCACCATCGGGCTTGTAGAACTCGAGGTCTTGACGATTCGTGAGCAGCTGAGAGAGGATGGCGTTGCGCTGATCGTTGGCGTAAGTTCCTGAGAGACGCATGTAGGGCTTCAGCAATGCGTCGA